TCGAGCGAAAAGTTCTTGGTTGTTTTTGTCATTAAGCCATTTCTTCACGAATTCGCTTTTTTTAGCGTAGAGATGGATTTTGTTACTATCTAGTGCATCACGCAAACTAAAATCTTTTAAAAGTTGGCATTCGAAAATCCAGTCATCCATAAAATTAGGTAGAAGCACTTTATTCAATTCTTGCCGAATCTTATCAGCATCCTTCAATTGATTACCAACCCATGCTCCCTCAAGTTTGCCTTGCTCGTAACCACTACGGTATTTCATTGAACCGTAGTCGTCCCCTAATTCTTTTAGAATATCATTAAGCCATCTGGTTTGAGTTGTTGGATCAAACCCTCTTATTCGACGAACGACATCTTTTAACTTGAACGGCAACGGTTCTGGTTCGTTTAAAGACCGTAAGTCTTTCAAAACCAAATCAACCGAGGTCATTTTTTTCTTGCTAGCTTTAAATTTTTCGTATCGCTCAATTAGTCCCTGAATGTTCATTAAAATTCCTCACTTTCAATTTTTCTGATATCAACAACCTCTTCAAGATATTCCTTTGAACACCAGTCGTATTCAACGCATTGTCTAATAAATCTTTTTTTATAAAAACAATGCTCTATGTATGCGATTGGAAATAGCAAAGCGATGAAAGGTGAACAAATGATTAAAAATAAATAAATAGCAATTCCACAAACTTTTGAGTCTGCAATATATTCATAAAAATCTACTAAATCTTTTATTCTTTTAAAATGCCTGATAAAAATAATATAGTTTTTTCTTTTCATCCTTCACAACTCCTTAAAACGGCAACCCATCATCTGAAATATCCATTGGATGACTTGCTCCAAAACTTGGTGGCATCTGGTTTTCCATACTTGACTGGTTCGCAGAATTATCCTTCTTTTCAAGTGTCTGAAAACTTTCAGCTACCACTTCTGTCACATAGATACGTTGTCCTTGCTGATTATCATAGCTACGAGTCTGGATGCGGCCTGTGATTCCTACCAGGTTACCTTTTTTGCACCAGTTTGCGAAATTTTCAGCTTGCTGGCGCCACATGATGCAACTGATAAAATCAGCTTCACGATCACCTGCCTGATTCTTAAAATTGCGATTCACTGCTAAACTGAATGTCGCAACTGCAACATTTGATGGTGTGTATCGCAACTCAGGGTCACGAGTCAAGCGACCTACCAAAACGACATTGTTAATCATTGTTTTCCTCTTTTCGAACTCCATAAATAAGATATACAGCTATTTCCATTTGCGCGATATTATAAGCGTAACCGACCCAATCATTAAATTCTTGAGACATCGGCAACCAATCCTTTATAGCTCCGAAATCATAACTTTCGGGCTTTTTGTCAGCAAATATACACTCCATAATTCCCATAAATGTCATGCCATCTTCAGCCATGTCCCTAAAGTAAGCAACTCTATCTTTAACAGCATCTGGTAAATCATGTGGTGGTGCTATTATTTCAGCATTTTTAACTGTCCAGCCATAAATTCCTTGAATCTTTTTTTGAGTTTGATCAATCATTCTCTTTCTCCTTCATCATTTTCTAAAACCGCATCTCTTATAAAAGTGTTGCCAATTTTATAGTATTTGTATTCCTGGGCTGTCACTTCAAATGTTTCTTCAACGTGCTTATTTCCTACATATCCAGAAACGACCAGAATATATCTTCTTTTGGTTCTTGTTGGTACAAGTACCGAACTTTTCCCAGACACCACGGGTATGAATGTTGTATGAGGTTCATCAATGTACTTATCTACTACTGTCCCACTCGAAATCTGGTGACATGCCACGAGGAATGATGCGAGTAAAACAACACATAGGATTTTAAAATATCTCACTCCTTGTCCTCCAAACTAACAGTTATGGCTTGTTTAGCTTCTTCGGAGATAAAAATAAGTGTTTCTCCTTTTTTTAAGTTTTTTAAATCCTTCTTTGTGAATTTCACTTTATGGACTTCGTAGTTTTTACCATTTATTTCAATCATCTGGCAGATCCTCCTTAAATGAACAAACTAGCTAGCCACAGAATAAATGCAAAATATATGATCTTTGAAATAGCTTGGGTAAGTTTTTTTGAAATTTCTTCATCACTATAGATTGTTGGATTTATGAAGCTTAGTAAAGCATCTACTCCCAAAGCTTACCAAAATGAAATCTTTCCGACCGGGAGGATTGTCGTTACAATCTCATTCCAACCAAATTGAACAACAAACGGTGAGACAATTGTTACAAGTAATACACCAATAATAATTCCTAGTTTTTTCATTTTATAAATCCTCCTCTTTAACAAACACCCCATCAATCATCTTACCTTTGCGGTCCTTGATGACTTCATAAGCTTCTTCTAAGCAACTTTCAGCTGTAGTTCCATTACAAAACGAAACCGTACTAAAGAAACATCAAGTCTGCTTTGATTAAAGGAATCTGTGTCTCATTATGACAGATATGAGCGTATAGCTTCTGAGCGATATTACCCAGACTAGAAACCATCAGCAACAATTCAAGTTCCTGTTGATTGGCTGAAATCTGAGCCCCATTCTTAATCTGTTGTTCAAATCCAATCAATACTACCTGGATGTCTCCGAGCGCATCGTAAATCAGTTCAGATTTATCCTTTGCGATACCTTCAAACAATTCTCCTGACTCTTCCATCAACTTTAAGAACTGTTTGACTGGATTTGCTTCATGCAGGTTTCTATCAACAAACCACTGTTGAACCTTTTCTTCCAAATTCATTTTTGTATTCATCTTACTTTTCCTCTCTTTTCTTCGTAATCAAGTAGTAGCAGTCAACTGCTCCGTAATCAATCCTGATGTTTTCTTCACTCATGCTTTTCCGAAAGCGTGGATGACTGATTGCTGAGTAACTAGCTTGATGTTTCTTTAATTCGTTGATTGCGCTATGTATGTGGCCAAAACTCCCAATGAGTGTCTTGCGGTGTCCGTTATAAATGAAATAGAGTTCAATCATCAATACCTCCTAAAATTTCATAAAAGCCATCCAGTGAGTTGTCCCACGCTGTTGCCCAAAAAGTGGTTGATGCGGAACCAATTCCAAAATTTCCTTAACATTCACTTGAGCATCAGACCATTTAAAAATAAGTGTTCCACCTGTTTTCAAGACTCTAAAACACTCATCAAAACCTTGTTGTAAATCTAACCTCCAAGTCAACAAGTCTAGTTGACCATATTGAGCACGCATGAATGATTTCTGGCCAGCCCATAGAAGATGAGGTGGGTCGAACACAACAAGATTAAATGTTTCGTCATCGAATGGCATATCTCGAAAATCTGCAACAATATCTGGCTTAACATTTATTTTCTTTTTGTGAATTTCAAACTCTTCTTCACGTCTATCCATATATGTCGTATGTGGTTCTTGTTTATCGAACCAAAACATTCGAGATCCACAACACGCATCTAGTATTCTGATATCTTTCATCCCTTCACCTCAACTGGATAGAAATTCCCAAAAGAGTCTCTCAATGCCTTGCCTACCTGCAACGCAACTGCACGAGAAATGAACCGCATAGCTTTCCGCTCGTCCGAATACGAAACATCAATTCCAGTCACACCAATGGTTGCAGACATCAAGAACGGCTTATCCTCTCTTGTCCCATGCTTTAAAATAAACATCAGCCACCTCCATTATCCAAACGCTTCAGCATTTCCTGTTTCCGTTTTTCCAACTCTTCCTTGGTCTCCTTACTCGTCGTATTCACATAGTTAGGTTGTGACCATTTAGGAACATTTGATTTTTGATTCCCTGACTGACCCTTGATTTTACTTTCTTTGTACGCTCGCTCACGTTCCTCGACTGCTGCAATCGTCAAAACTCCATCGTTCTTCCAATTGGTCAAAATCGCTCTGATATAACTAAAATTTCTTTTACCATTATCAGCGGCAAGACCAATTGCTTTCAGGACAACTTTCGCTTCCATGCCATCTAATGTGATGAACTCTTTCAAGAGTTCAAATTGAGTTCCATCTAACGGAGCGATACGAGATTGATATTCTTCGACGATGAGTGTGACTGGATTTTCATCTATATCTTTCTCTATCTCTGTATCTATATCTTTCTCTATATCTATATCT